GTATCTAAAAGAAATACTGCAAATAGAAGCACCGGCAGGAATTTACACAGTTAAGTTTGAACCAGTAAAACCTAACCTAGCTAAGTTCCAGATAGAAAATCACAGAATTGAACACGGATCGGCCCGCTGGGTTGATCAACAAACCTTGGAGATTATATTCGATGCGACTACGTGAAATAACTGAAAGTATGGGCGGCACATGCTCAGGCGGTATTGCTACCGTGGCTCAACCAATGGGCGAAGTAATAACCAGGACTAAGAGTACTAAACCAACTAAATATGCCAACAGCGCACAAAAAATGGTGCCTGTAAAACCTAGGAAGAAATAATGTTATCGGACGATTTAAAGACTTTACTGGCCACACAATATGCTTTGAGTGTCAAAGCACAGAATTTTCACTGGAACGTGGAAGGGCCTGACTTTGCTCAATATCATGACTTCTTTGCCAACTTCTATGAAGAGGTTTACAGCGCAGTTGATCGAATCGCCGAATACATTCGCACCTTACAAGAATACAGCCCAGGCAGTTTTGAACGTTTTCAAGAACTGTCTATTATACAAGGACAAACAAAGATTCCACGTGCCCGATTGATGATTGAAGAATTGCTTTCTGACAACAGCGCCATAATTGATTTGTTGAATCAAACATTTGTCAGTGCTGAACAAGAAAACAACCAGGGTATTGCCAATTTTGTTGCTGAACGTCTGGACGCACAGGCCAAGCATGGTTGGATGCTTAGGAGTTTCTTAAAAGGCGATCGGGCATGAGCGATTTAAAAGATATTTTAGCAAAGCTAGACAAAATTGCCGAGGGAGAAATTACTCCCGTGAATGTTAAATCTGGACTTAACAAACAACAAAGGCGAGTACCTGAACTTCCTGCGCTGTTTAAACCAAAAAGCATCAATGTATTAACTAATAAAACTGATCCTGAGCATCCTACCAAGGGATACTTTGTTGGAGCAGAGAGTGTTGAACAAGACGAAGATCAAGAAACTATCTCTGAAGTGGTCACATCTGAAGATGTAATCAGCACCGTTAAGAAAAAACTAGGTGATTATCTAGCTGACCTTTCAAACGAAATTAAGTCAGACTCTGATCTCAAAGATAAAATACCACAGGATGTTGATCATATTGGGCCTTCAGTTAGAACTATCAACACCGACGACGGACATGAAATTAAAATCCACGGCAACGATGATGATGGTTTCAGAATTACAATTAAAAACAAACCACATAGTGCAAAGTTTGAATCACTCAAACATGCCGAGATGGCCTGCGAAATGTACTGTGCTCATCGTAGAGAAAACACAGTAGAAGTTATACAAGCCACACCTGATTACCTGGATGAAGCATAATGAATCTCAATAACCTATTCGAAGCTGCCAACCCGGCGCAACAAGCTGCCATTGCTATTAGTATGAAAAAGTCTGGTAAGAAGCCAAAAAGTGAAGATGTGGCGGAAGAAAAAGTACGCTTGGATCCCAAGTGCTGGACAGGCAAAAAGATTGGCAACCCCAAGACCAAGGTCAAGGGCGGCGTGCGTGTGAATAACTGTGTGCCTGCTGAATCAATAAATGAATTTGCGCCACCTGGCGGCAGCGATGGTGATTCAGGACGCTGGTACACCGATGACGACCTTGCAGACATCATTGGTGATGATTGGTTTGAAGACTTTGACGTCAGCCACGATGAATTTAACATTGACACACATGGCGAAAAGGCCAAACAAAATCTAGCAAGTTACGCCAACTCATGGTTCGACGACCGAGGTTACAATGTCAACGTAATGGGCGTAGAACACAATGATGTTGACCATGACTTAAAATGGTATATCAAAGGCAGTTTTCACAATCCCCGCTTTGCCGATGAAGGTGTGGCGGAAGGCTCACCGAGAGTAGATTCACTTGTTACTGACGCATTGAAAATAATGAAGGGTCCCGAAGCAAGTGATGCTGTGGCCGCATTAAAGACTGTGCTTGGAGACAGAGAATACAATGGCCGTCGTGGCCATTATAATTTCTATGTTCGACAACTGATGGATATGTCGAGCCAGCAAGGTGTGGCGGAAGCTGGTTATAGTAACTATGACGATAATCGTACAGGTTTCCGTCGACCACCTAGAGAAGACGACGAAGGTCACGAACAAGATCGACACCGCGAACAACAAGAAAAGTCTGGTACCTGGTACATTCGCCTCAACGGAAAACTAATCAAAGACAAGCAAGGCAATCCTTACTCATACCGCGGTAAAGCGGCCGCAAACAAAGCCGCACTAACAATGCAGGCCAAGCTGTTTAATCAGGGTAAAGAGTTTATGCTTACTACCAACCCCAACGACAAGGTAGCAGAAGCGTCTTACATCAATGGTAAAATCGAAGATCCCGACAGCCTTCGTTGGAAACAAACCAGCATGAGTTATCAAGAAGCTGTTTCTAAATATGGCAAAGACCATGTTAGAATGCAAAGCAAGAGTCGGTTGGGTGATGATATTGTTGAGGTCTTGGTTCCACTAGGTGAAGACCTCAGTCGTAGAGGATTCTTGCGAGGACTTGGCGCTGCCGCATTGGCTGGAGCCGCTGGTATGGCAAGTGCTGATCAACAACAAGATTTAGGTAACGGTTTTGTGTTAACCACAATAGATGTTGCAGGACATAAAGTTAAAGCAGTATTGGACACAGAACGTAACATAAGTTTTACACTAAATCGTGGCGCTAATGGATCTGCTATTATTAGAAGTCAAGCACGTTTCCTGTCAGTCAAGGATGGAAAAATTGTAGACACAAGCATGGATGTTGGGTCAGCAACCAAAGCCGCAATGAAAAAAGCCGGGCTATTACCAGGGCTGGACGAAAGCCAACAAAGTGGCTACGGTCGCGGCTACGCTAGTTACAAATCCAGCAAGTAAATCAATGCAAAACAACGAGTACCCAGTTTATCCTGAACAACAGGGCGAGTGGGATCGCCCTCTTAATCCCTATAGTCCTGTTTGACAGTGAAAGTTGATTTACCATTAATTAACAGTCACAACTCTTGGAGTCCACTCGAAGAAGTTTGGTTAGGGGATGTTTATCCAGCTGGTTGGTACGACCATTTATCTTCCGACGTTAGAGATATATTTTATCAGCTTACTGAAAATACCAAAGAAGATTTAACTGCCATTGAGCAAAAGTTGGTCAGCATGGATGTAACTGTGCGTAGACCAATTTATAACAGCATAGATGAATACATCATCGATGATAATTTGGTCAAGCCTGAAATTTGTCCTAGAGACAGGTATTGTGTGATTGGTAATAAACTTTACAGGCCCTGGCAGAATCCCAGCTGTTGGCAACCAGCTATAGACGATTATTTAAAAGATCCAGGTTCGGGTATAGTAACAGGTACCAGTAATATGTTAAATGGTGCTAATATTGTACGAGTCGGTCGTGACCTAATTATTGATCAAGATTGTTTTGACTACAAGTACCGTGGAGAGTTTCCTGACTATCGTGTGCGTGTGGTATCCAATGGTGGACACATGGATGGTTGTTTTGCAATACTAAAGCCAGGATTGATCATTGCCAATCACTACTGGGATGACTATGCAAATACTTTTCCTGGATGGGATATTATAATGCTAGATAACCCAACTTATCAGGCAGCACCTTACACCGGAAATAAACAACAGTATCCGGTATACAATGGAAAGTTTTGGGATACCACTGTTGGTACTAATCGCAGTTTTAATGATCATATTATTAAACATGCTCTTGATTGGGTGGGCTGTTACACAGAAACCTACTTTGAATTAAATTGTCTTGTGGTTGACACAGAAAATGTTATTATGCTGTCGGAGAATCAGCAACTTGCCAATGAACTTGATAAACATGGAATAAATGTCCACTGGGTTCCATTCAGGTCACGCAGTTTCTGGGATGGTGCCATGCATTGTTTGACTGTGGACATTCGTAGACGTAGTACCATAGAAGATTTTTTCCCGGAGCGCGGATAATGTCAGCCACAATTATATCTTATATCCCCGGTGCCGGTGGCAATCATCTTAAAAATTTAATGTGTACCTATTCTGGCTTTGCCAACAGCAATGAATTAAATGTTGATGTTTATAATGAACAAACACAGCCGCCAGGAACTGCTCATAGTGTTCCAGGTAGAAACTTACATGATCAAGTTATTGACCGTGCAGTAAACTCACCTGATCAACATTGGTTAATGCTGGGCCATTTTGGAGAACTAGCACTTTGGCGTGAACAAATCAATTCTATCTCTGATAAAAAGTGGATCTTAATAACACTCAATACTCAGTTAGATAGAAACTTGCTTGAGACCAGACACGAACGACTACAACAACACATACATCCTTATTGGTTAAACGAAGAACAATTGTATCTTTATCAGCCAGCAATCTATCACAGTTACTTTCCAGGGCACACGGATAATGTCTTAACCATATCTTTAAAAGAATTTTGGAATCCAAAGGTAGATATCGTTATTGGTAAAATAAACAAATTTCTTGATATCGATATCCCTGTTGAACCCGTTCAACAGTTGCATGACTTATGGTGGAAGTATAATTTCTTCTTTCCTTGGAGCTCAACTGTTAGAGAATATTATAATGTTGATATGCCTAATACCAATGAATAAAATCTATCTACAGTATCCAGCAGGTGCCGGCGGCAAGTGGTTGTCAAATCTAATTTATAATTTAGAAAATAAAAAATCAGTAAACAAATCTCGGATAAAAAATTTTCATCAAGAGCCGCAGTCTGCAAATATAACAACTTTCCACAGTTTACCAATAAACGAACCAATGGAATCATACATATCGTTTGGTGGAAGTTGCGTGTTTAATTTTTATATCAATTTTTTAGTTAAAACAGACTTTGATAAAAAAGCATCGGTGGATTTTTTTAAGATTGAAGCATTGAATAAAATTTCAACTGTTAATAATATTGTTGACTTGGACTACCGACTATTAAACAATCCAGAAACATTTTCAAAAACGCTATTTAAAATTTTAGACAATAATAATTTTGAGTATAGTACGGACTTTGAATTGGTCAGCGATAGTATAGATTTTTATAAACAAACTTGCCCTGATCCATTTTATTATCTGAACAACAGCAGTGAAAAATTATGGCAAGGCTGGGCAGAAGCAGTACAGTCTTTAGGCAACGACCCATCTGAGTTCACAATAAATAAAATTATCAATTTAAAGAACACACCTTAGGACCGGTACTTGTTACCGTAGTGTGAGGCGGCTGCTGCCTTGATAAAACGATTCGCTACCGTGATATCCAAAGTGAGCAAATTCATTGAATAAATCGTTGACTATATCCAAAATGTACGTTACAATGTAACACTACTTAGGAGATTACCATGAACACTAAAACTTTCAGCGGCGACCAAAAAATCAAACTCATCCAAATAATCAATGAAGGCATGCAGGTCATGCACGAAGTTGAAACACTAAATGCTGGCCTAAACGATACCATCAAAGCCATTGCTGAAGAACTTGAAATCAAACCAGCTGTGCTTAAAAAAGCAATTAAAATTGCACACAAGGCCGAATTGGGTAAGACACGGCAAGATCACGAACTGCTAGAAACTATTCTCGAAACTGCTGGCAAAACTTTATAATCAATAATGGCTGACTATACATTCATATTCACTGGTGCTAGTGCTACCAACAGTCCGTGGCCATCTTGGAAGGACTTTGTTGTAACCAGATACGGACTTGACAATGTTGTTGAAAACGCATATCGTGGTGTAGGCAACGAGTTCATGATTGATTCGACTATTCATCAATGTAAAAAAGTTAAAAATCCATTTGTCATGATCATGATGACCATGGTTGATAAGTGGGATTGGTATGTTGAAGATGCTGAACTTGCGGCAAAGATATCCAGAGAAGAAAAACATCCATTGCGTGATCTCAATGGGGATCAAAGTCCTAGTGGATTTTGGAGCACTGGATCTTGGTTTCCGGAATACAAAGCCGACTATAAAAAACTTTACTACAGTGAAAAATATTTCACAGCAAGTACACTAAAGAATCTGTTTCTTCTCCAAAGTTACTTGAAACAAAACAATATTCCAAGTATAATTTTGTTTGATAGTCCAGTTCTTGAATGCAACGAGCAAGAGTTAAACTTTGGTAAATTTTTACAAAGAGATCTAGTTGCAAACAATCAACTGGCCAAGGTATGGTATGATTTGATTGATTGGTCCGATATTGATACATCGGGCTTGATTGGGTATTGTATTAACAACAAGCTAGACTGGTTCAACGACAAATATAAAATGCATCCGCCTTCTGTCAGTCATTTAGAATACTGCAAAGCTGTGGTGTTTCCTAAATTGGATCAGCACTTTAAAGTAGTCGATGACGATCAAGATTATGTTGCTCAAAAATTTCAAAAGTTATTTCACTCATGAACATTTTACTCTGCGGCGATAGTTTTGTCAGTGATTGGTCTGTAAAATACAAAGATCAATCAGGCTGGTGCAAGTGGTTGGCCAAAGACCACAATGTGGTTAATCTTGCACAAGCAGGAGTTGGCGAATACAAGATTATGAAACAGGTACTATCTGCTGATCTTGATAAATTTGATGCTATTATTATTTCACACGGTAGTCCAAATCGTGTTTATTCCACAGTACACCCAATTCATGAAAATGATCCGTTGCACAAGGACGCTGACTTGATCTATGCAGACATCAAAGAACATGCCGAAACAAATTTTGATGCTGAGACGGGCGTAAGATACTATGAACGATATTTTGATTTTGATCACTACAGAGATATTTCAAATCTCTGTTGCATGGAAATACTAAATCATCTTGGACCGTATACGCATCTGAATCAATTTCATATTGAGAACTTTGCTAACCAACACAAATACGATTTTCTACCAAGCTCATATAACATTAATGAACTGTTGACCAAACACTACGGAACATTTTGTCATATGGACCAAGAAGGAAATCAAAAGCTTTATAAAATTATCACAAACTGGATTGAATCTATTAAGGAATAACATGGCACTAGTTCCAATTGTACTCGAACAAACAAGCAAAGGTGAACGTAGCTACGACATTTACAGTCGTCTACTTAGAGATCGTGTGATCCTACTAGAAGGTGAAGTACACGATCAAATGGCAAATTTAATTGTTGCTCAGTTATTATTTCTCGAGAGCGAAAACCCGGACAAAGATATCAGCATGTACATCAACAGTCCCGGCGGTAGTGTCACTGCCGGTATGGCTATCTATGATACCATGCAGTTTATTAAACCTGATATTAATACCATTGTAATGGGACAAGCCTGTAGCATGGGTAGTTTATTGGCACAAGCAGGAGCCAAGGGCAAGCGTATGATTTTGCCCAATGCACGTCATATGATTCATCAACCTAGTGGCGGTGCTCGTGGCATGCAAAGCGACATTGAGATCAGCTATAAAGAAATCACTTACTTGAAAAAACGGTTAACTGAAATTTATGTCAAGCATAATTCAACGGGTAAAACTTTTGAACAGCTAACCGAAGATATGGATCGTGACAAGTTTATGTCAGCAGAGGAATCAGTTAATTACGGTCTTGCTGACAATGTGATAACTACACGTAATATTTAATGTTAAGTGGAGATAAATGAGTTACGTTGATGCATTATTTGATCGTGATCACGATCGCATACATATCGTGGGCCGTAAAAATGGTCAACGGTACTACGAAGAGTATCCTGCCAACTACATCTTTTATTACGATGACCCTAGAGGTAAATTTCGTAGCATCCACGGTACATCTGTCAGTAGATTTTCCACACGCAACAACAAAGAGTTTCGCAAAGAACTGCGAGTACAAAGTCACAAGAACTTGTATGAAGCAGATATCAAACCTGTGTTCAGATGCTTGGAAGAAAATTACAAAGGGCAAGACGCACCCAAGTTGAATACAGCGTTCTTTGACATTGAAGTAGACTTTGATCCTGAACGTGGTTTCAGCAGGCCTGACGACCCATTCAATCCCATCACTGCTATTTCGGTGTACATGGACTGGCTAGATCAAATGGTCACCCTGGTTGTTCCTCCTAGGCACATGAGTGCAGAGACTGCCAACGAAATTGCCAAAGAATTCTCCAATTGTTTTGTGTTTGAAAAAGAATCAGAATTATTAGATACCTTTCTAAATCTTATTGAGGATGCCGATGTACTGAGTGGATGGAACTCGGAAGGCTATGACATACCTTATACTGTAAACAGAATTACTCGTGTGCTCAGCAAAGACGACACTAGAAGATTCTGCTTGTGGGGACAACTGCCCAAGAAGCGTATGTTTGAACGTTTTGGCAGTGAAAATGAAACTTATGACTTGATTGGTCGTGTTCATCTTGACTACATGCAATTGTATCGCAAATACACATATGAAGAACGTCATTCATACAGTCTAGACGCTATTGGTGAGTACGAAGAACTAGGATCAAAGACAGCATTTGAAGGCACCCTGGACCAGTTGTACAATCAAAACTTCAAGACATTTATTGAGTACAACAGACAAGATACAAAACTGTTGAGTGATATTGATAAGAAACTACGTTTCTTGGATCTGGCTAATACTTTGGCACATGAGAAT